ATTACCGGATCCAAAAGTCACTGACATATATCCTTCAGGTGTATATTCTGAAATAAATTTGTTTGTTACTCTTTTGTATTCACCCGCAGTAAAATTATCCGTGTCTGATGTTTTGGTTTTATTTGGGAGGAATACCTTATCCTCCATTAAACTCTTAACTTCATACCACCTGTTTTTCTCATCTTGAAATTCAGAGGTTGACGGGTTAGACGTGAAGTTAGTTCCTTCCTTATGTATTATTGATGTTACTCCTAACACATTTTGTTCAGGTAAAAACAATTTTAAAAATGGTTTTTGATCTTGTGCCCCAATTACTCTTCTAAAAACTCTTGATACACCATTAACTATTGCATCTCTTTTGGTAATTGTATATGATACCAACTTATTATTACTGTCAAAGTTTGGTATCTTAAGTCTATTCGGTTCTCCCTTACTATTAAATGGACTTGAGAAATCTATATCCTCTATAGTTTCAAATGTTTGTCCTCCACCCGATACTTGTGCCCCTGCCTTGAGTACACCCAAATATCTCTCATCTTCTTTATCACCTCTTACAGGTACATTTACTGAGAAATCAGATAATGCGACTGATGGACGATTACCCGGTACATTAATACCATATGTTTTTGCAATGTGAAAAAGTGATCTCCTTTGTTGTGCGAAATCTAACATCGTTTCTTGCCAAACCCTATCAATGTGGTAGTGTAGGTTATCACCTATTGCGGCGTTAAGATCTAACATCACCGAATAAATCGATGCATCGTTAGTATTCTTTATTAAGTCAGGATAAAAATCGTTAGTTAAATTAACCAACTCTTCCCTTAATCCTGCAAAGTCTCTTTTAGCGTATGATATTTTTTTTGCCATCTTATATATTAATTATTATAAAATCTGATGACGAAAACGCACCATTATTAACCGTGTAATCAATTTTAACTTTTGCGGTGTATGGTTTAGTTGATTCGTCCGCAAGTCTAAATAATCTTTCATCATCTTCTTCATCCACCGTTGTTACGGGATCGGAATCATCTTCTGAAGAAATCACTTTAATTGAATTAATATCAAGATTCGGTAAGTATTTCTTACAACCCTCTCTAATTTCTTCCTCAATTAAATTAAATGTAACCATATCGTTTTGATCAAAGATGTATTCGTATATCCTCGTTCCAAAATCAGGTAAGTAATATCTACTACCCTTCTTTGTAAGAATAAGGTGAATAAGGTTTGCCCTGACCTCTTTTTCGGGACTTGTACTCATTTTTAAATAATCTCCTGTCAGACTTTCTCTAAAAGGAAAGTCAATTCCATATGTTACTGCCATACTAATAAATATATTCAATACTAAAATGATTGTAAATAAAAAACCCACCTTGGTGGTGGGTTTAAAAAAAACTGACAAAATGTGGTTAAACTTACGATCCGCAACCTTCACACTCGAACGGTGAGTCATCAGGACGTATTGTAGGTTGTGAAACCATTTGTAATTCTTTATTATCACTTATTAAGGAATTAGAGGTCGGCATGGTATTGGTTTCAACCACTTCTTTTTGTGGTTCCGACTCTACCTCAGGTGTTTTATTTTTAGTCGTACTTACACCTAAACCTTTAAGTGGGTCGACCGCAGATTTTGTTCTTAAATAATACATTCCTGTTTTTAAACCTAAGTTCCATCCATGTAAATGTGCCGCCAACAACTTCGCCTTCGTAGCATTACTTATAAAAAGGTTAAGTGATTGTGACTGATCAATAAAAACAGATCTTTTCGCCGCCATATTCAGTAATGTTTTTTGAGACATTTCCCAAACAGTCTTGTAAACTTCCTTAACGTCAACAGGAATTTCAGGAATATTCTGTACAGAACCATTCTCCATTATAAGTTTATTCTTGATTTCATCATTCCACAAATCATTTTCCATTAAACTCTGTACAAGATGTTTGTTGATAACAATAAATTCACCACCTAATGTTCTTCTTGAGTATAAGTTAGAAGTAAATGGTTCGAACGCCTCATTATTACCTAATATTTGTGCCGTAGATGCTGTCGGCATAGGTGCTAATAAAAGTGAATTTCTTACACCGTACTTAACCACCTCTTTTCTAAGTGATTTCCAATCCCATCTACCTGATAAATCTTTATCTTTTAATCCCCACATTTGATATTGGAAAATACCTTTTTCTATAGGTGATCCTGATATAGATTCATATGGTCCAACATCAGAAGAAATATCTTTAGATGAGGTCATTGCCGCAAAATATATGGTTTCAAATATGTCTGTTTGAAGTGTATCCGCAATTTCTGATTCAAAAGGTATTTTAAGTTTACAGAATACATCCGCCAAACCTTGTATACCTAACCCAATTGGTCTGTGTCTAAAATTAGATCTCTTAGTTTCTTCTGTAGGGTAGAAATTTAAGTTAATTACATTATTTAAATTCCTTACTACCTGATAAACATAGTCATATAGTAAACTGTGACTGAACTCACCATCTACAATATATTTTGGTAATGCTATAGATGCTAAGTTACAAACCGCCTGTTCTGTAGGTGAACTATATTCAATAATTTCAGTACATAGGTTAGATGACTTAATGGTCCCTAAATTCTTTTGATTTGATTTAGAGTTAGCGGCATCTTTATATAACATGTATGGTGTACCTGTTTCAATCTGTGCGGTTAATATCGCATCCATAAGTTTTCTTGCCTTCACCACTCTTCTACCTTTACCCTCTTGTTCGTATTTTTCATACAACTCAGTAAAGTTTTTAGATTCTGGTGAATCATATACATCCGATAAACCAGGTGCTTCGTCAGGTGAGAATAAAGTCCAATCCCCATCTTGTTTAACCCTTTCCATAAATAAATCAGGAGTCCACATTGCAAGAAATAAATCTCTCGCTCTCATCTCTTCTTTACCATGATTTTTTCTTAAGTCAATAAATTCGAAGACATCTGCATGCCATGGTTCAAGGTATATTGCAAATGACCCTTTTCTTTTACCCCCTTGATTTATCCATCTCGCAACTTCGTTGTAGGTTTTCATCATTGGTAGTAACCCGTCGGACTCACCACCTGTACCTTTTATGTATGAACCTTTCGCTCTTACATCGTGTACGTGTAAACCTATACCACCAGCCCATTTAGATATATTAGCAACATCCTTTACGGTATCAAATAACGAATTAATATCGTCACCTTTATTACCAATAAGGAAACAAGATGACATTTGTGGTCGTCTTGTACCTGCATTAAATAGGGTTGGTGTTGCGTGAGTATAAAAGTGTTGGGATAAATCATTATAAATCCTAATTCCTTCATCTATATCCCCATTACATATTCCCATTGCAACCCTCATATACATATATTGAGGTCGTTCAACGATCCTACCACTAATTTTTAACAGATATGATCTCTCTAAAGTCTTAAACCCAAAATAATCAAAATCAAAATCCCTTTCTTGGACAACCGCACCATCAATAGTACTTTTGTTTTTCATAACGAATTCATATAAATCGTCAGATATTAATGAGGATTCTTTACCTGTCCTTGGTTCGATAAAAGAATATAGTTCTTTTATTGCTTGTGAAAACTTTTTAGGTGTTGTTTTATGTAAATTAGTAACCGCTAGTCTACCCGCAAGTTTTGAATAATCGGGATGAGTGGTTGTCATAGATGCCGCAGTCTCCGCAGCCAAAGTATCTAACTCTGTTGTGGTTATCTCATCATATATTCCTTGTGTAACCTTTAAAGTAATATATGTGGGGTCTACGTAATCCAAGTTTAGATCAGAACACAATGCAGATATTCTCCTTGTGATCTTGTCATATTTCATTTGTTCTAAGGAACCATTTCTCTTTTTTACCTTCATCTTTCTTAGTTGTTAAAAATCCATATCTCCGAACGCAGAATCTATGTCCTCTTCGGTTTCGTTATTAACACCCGCTTTTTGGTATTCCGCCACTCTTTTCTCGAAAAAGTTAGTTTTCCCTTGTAATGCTATGTTTTGCATAAAGTCAAATGGATTCTCAGTATTAAATTCCTTTTTAATATTTAAAGAATCTAACAATCTATCAGTAACAAATTCTAAGTATTTTTCCATTAAATCCGCATTCATACCGATTAACCTAACAGGTAGTGCTTCAAGGATAAATTCTTTCTCTATTTCCAATGCTGAAAGAATAATTTCCTCAATTCTTCCTTTAGGTAATTTATTTTCAATATGGTTGTTATATAAGTGACATGCAAAATCACAGTGTAATCCCTCATCTCTTGAAATTAATTCGTTAGAAAATGTTAGACCCGGCATTAAACCACGTTTCTTTAACCAAAATATAGAACAGAATGATCCTGAGAAGAATATACCCTCCACCGCTGCGAATGCAATAAGTCTCTCCGCAAATGAATCAGATTCAATCCATTTAAGTGCCCATTCCGCTTTCTTTTGAATTGCGGGAATAGTTTCAATCGCATTAAACAATCTATCTTGTTCTACTGTGTCTTTAATTAATGAATCAATTAATAGTGAATAAGTCTCTGAGTGAATATTCTCCATTGCGATTTGAAAACCATAGAAGAATTTTGCTTCAGTATACTGTACATCATTAATAAAGTTCTCCGCGAGATTTTCATTGACAATACCATCAGACGCCGCAAAAAACGCCAATACGTGTTTTACGAAATGTCTTTCATCATCGTTTAATTTATTGGTCCAATCACTCACATCTTGTTGTAAGTCAATTTCTTCCGCAGTCCAAAAACTCGCCTCTTGTTGTTTATAGTATTTCCAAATATCGTTGTGTGTTATTGGGAATAGGACGAATCGTCCAGGATTTTCTTGTAAAATCTTTTCACTCATGTTTTTAATGTATTTAGTTAATTAATTATAGGTTGTGTGTTTGTTTGTAAATCTCTGCCGCACGGTTCATTCCTTGTTCTTGTTTCCTCATTTGATGACCCAATAAGGTTTCTTGTTCCGTGACATCGATTTCCATAAATTCATTATCGAATTTACAGTTGTTAAAGTTCACACCGTCTCTACCAACTCGCGACTTAATTAAACTCATATTAGCCGTCTTATTATCTTTTTGTTCTAAACTCTTTGCGATTGAAAGAATTATATGTGCTGTTTGTGCCTTTTTAATTGATCCCCCCATGTCATCAACGTTCACAATGTCCGCTGATATCGAACTTCTATTACCTTGTGATGCGGTCCACAGTGCCACATTAAGATCATAACACATTGCATCTAATTGTCTTATTACAGAACCCTCACCTTTCCATTCTTCATCATATCCTTTAGATCTATCCGCAATCATACAATCCACATAATCAATGACAACTAAATCCGCCTTGAATCCTTGTGATTGTAATTTTAATAATTTTCTTTTAACATCACTAACTGTGGTGTTATAATTTTCCATTCTGATAATTTTTAAACCACCAAAACTTTCTCTTTCTTGACACTCACGTGCTTTCGCAATTGTCGCTAACTTAGCCTCAGGACTTTCGACTTGTTGATCGGTACTAAACCCTGACCAACACGTAAAATGTTTCTGTTTAATTTGTGTTTTAGTGTCTTCGAAAAATATTTGTACAACTTTGTGTCCTGTATTTGCCGCGGTATTCGCGAACTTAGTAAGAATAGTTGATTTACCAACACCTGTGGGTGCCAGTATCATACCTAATTCTCCCGTTCCAATACCACCTTTTAAAAGATCATCTAAACCACTTATACCCGTAGGTATAGGAACTCTTGGATCGATGTCTAATGCATTGTCAAGATCATCAAAAATATCAGTGATATCATCATCTGACGCACCTACCTGTAGTGAAGTATTAACCATCTCTGAAATTTTATCGTATGACTCGAAATCACCCTTATCTATGATCTTTAATGCCTCACTCATGGTCTTTCTCAAATTCTGTTGTTTACAAAAATTAAGTGCGGTGTCCTTTACATACGTTTGACCGACAACAACTTCTTCCAACCCCTCTATTGATTGTAATGTCTCACTGTGTAACCTACCAGCCAATGGATTATTAGCCGTCTCAGTCATTATCTTTTGTTTAAGAGTCTCATATGTTGGGATAGTTTTATATATATCCTGTAACTCTTTTATATGTGTGATAATATACTTAAATGAATTATTGTCAAAGTATCTACTTTCAAGAACCTCCATAATTTGTTCACCATATTTGGCGTCTTCAATTATTGATTTAATTAAT